TGACCGGAGGTGAAATAATTCAGGTGCATTTATGAGACAAACGTGGGAATAAGAGAAATTTGTCGGGACTTGGTGGGATGATCGATTTTACTGTATCAAAATACGTTTTAAAAATTTGGCCGCAAATTTTCGCGCGGGACGGCCGGGGTGATTTTACTGTATCAAAACAGGTTTGATTTTTTATGTCCTGGAGTCAGGGGCCGGGGGAGACGCAAATTCGAGGCCGCAGAAGCGGCAGACCCGGGCCTCCTTTTTTATACTCTCGGCGCAGACAGGGCATTTTTTTAAGGATGATGGATCAGGTTTTCTCTTCGCGTTGATATAGTATCCAAGCCCGGCAACAAGAAGCCCCGGCAAAATAAAAAGGACCATACTGACAAGGAGATTAATGGCCCCTAGAGTAGAAGATCCGCCAGAAGCAGAAATATTGGAAAGGCCTGAATAGATGTTGACCACACCGAGAATCGCCTAGAGCATACCGACAATGAAAAGAAGAGCTCCCATCTTTAACCTCCTTTCAATCGGTCAGATCGACTACCCATAAAGGATTCCTCCTTTATTTATTGATCTTCTCCTCCAGGGTGGTGAGGCGGGAAGCCAGGGACTGGACGGTCTCCTGGAGGGCCTGGTTTTCGGATTTCATTTTGGCGATTTCCTGCTCCCGCCGGGTGGCGCGCTTAAAGGTGAAGAGATTGGCCAGTATCGCGGTGATGAGAGCCCGGTCTCCGGAGTTAAAAATTTCCCGCAGATCGGAGACGGCCTGACCAAAAGAGTCCGTACCTAGATCGATCTCGAAAAAGGAAGTCCTATCTAATCCATCTGCCTTCTGAGCCATTTCAACCTGAGCCACCTCATTAAACTTATCGGCTGATCCCTCCTCTTCCTGAAGTCCTTTTTTAACCCGCAATGTATCAGCGCCGACCTCTAAGGCGGCGGCCAGCCTTTTTAGGGTTTTTGGCCTAGTCCCGGCTCCCCTTTCTATTTTTGATAATTGATTGGCGGAAACTCCCACCTTATCGGCGAGCTCTTCCAACGTAAGACCTAATCCTTCCCGTAAGTCTTTGATTTTTAAAGAATCCACAGGTGGCATAATCTTTTTTAATATTTTCTAATCTTTTTTGCTTGACAAACGATTAAGAAAGATGATATTTATACCGAAAAGCTCAAATATAGTGCTATCGAGGACCAAAAAAAATGCCATGACCCAGAACGAAAAGACTATCAAAAAGCTCATGATCGACGCGGAGGTGAATCAGAGCGAGCTGGCGAGGCGGATTCCCTGCTCGTTCCGGTTCATGGGGCAACTGTTGCATGGGCAGCGGAAGTCAAAAAGGATAAAGGCCCGGGTGGCGCGGGTCCTGGGGATCTCCCCGGACGAGCTCACCAGATTGATCGGGCCGTAAAGGATGGGCCGAGGCCTCACCTCCCCCCGGCCCATCCGTTTTTCACCCACATTGTAACCTATTTTTTTTTGGCCTTGCAATGGCTAAATCAAAGAAAAAAATAGACCCCGGGCCCGGCCAGCTGAGTTTCGAAGATTTCCTTTCCCGGGCCATGAACCAGCATCCGGCATCAAATCCTTCCGGGCCCGCATCCTTTAATATTGACCTCCGGTTACGAGAGGAACTCTCCCTGGGGCTCAAGCGCTCGCCCCTCTCTCGCTACCAGGTCGCGGCCCGGATGTCGGAGCTCCTGGGGGTGGAAGTTTCCAAGCCCCAGTTAGACTCCTGGACGGCCGAGTCCAAAGAGAATCACCGCTTTCCCGCTGCCTATCTGCCCGCCTTCTGCGAAGCCACCGGCTATAAAGAGCCGCTGCGGATCATGACCGAACTGCTGGGCTGCTACGTCATCGAAAACCGCGAGGCGCTCCTCACCCAGCTCGGCAAAATCAAACACGAACAAAAGGAGTTCGCGGACCGAGAGCGGCTCATTCGCCGGCTCCTGAAGGAGACGAGATGCGTAGATTCTGGCAAGCACTAATCGGCGCGGCCATAGCGACCTGGGCGGCCAACCTGCTGTATATCGCGGGGGCGTGGGAATGGCTGGCCGGGATGTTGGCCGGGGGAGGGATGCCATGAGCAGACAAGACCTGATGTCGGCCTCCTTGCCCTTCCTCTGCTTCTTCATTTTTCTGCTTCTGATCGGACCCTGCCAGGCCAGGGCCGCGGACCCCTGGACTAATGGGGACGTCGCCCGCGAGGCCGTCTACCAGACACTGCATTTCACGGATATGTTCCAGACGCTCTACATCGCGCGGAACCCGGACGGATGGCATGAGCATAATCCCATCCTGGGCAAGCATCCGAACCCCGGGGCGGTCTACCTTTATTTTATCGGGGCGTCGGCGGCGCACCTGGGCGTGAGCCACGTGTTGCCCAAGCCATGCCGGGAGATCTGGCAGTACATGACCATAGGAGTGGAAGGCACGGTCGTCCTTAAGAATTTTTCAATCGGGGCCAAGTGGTCCTGGTGATCGAGGGAGAAAAAGATGGAATCGGCGGAGGGAATCAGGCTGTTCGCGGTGATCGGGATCGCGGTGATCGCGGTTATTCTCTGCGGCGGGGTCCTGTGGATCTGGAATCTGTTGAGGTAGATGGGTGGCCCGATCAGGGATCGGGCTCTACGCGCGGAATCACCCCCAACCCGCCCTCCTCCATCGAGGGGGAGGAGGAGACACGAGGAAAATCGGCGGAGGTGAATGTGGAGGAGAACGGGCAGAGGGATTATGCGGTGAAGGCCCTGGAGTGCGGCGTCAAAGTCATGATCGGGCTGGGGATCCCGGAGTATGTGGAGCTGTCGCTGAAGGACCTGGCCGAATCTCTGTCGCTCTCGGTCAACAAGACCTTCCGGATCCTGCAGACCCTGAAGCGGTACCAGTGGGTGGAGGAGGTGGATGGGAAGTGGCGGATCGCGCCGGCATTCACCCAGTTTTCGGACGGGTTCCGGCGGTACCTGGGAAAGAAAGTCGGGGACCTGGAGCGGCTGAAGCTGGAACACTTGGGATCATAGCTGAGAGGTCATAGGAAAAGGAAAAAACAGAGCAGGGGTGATTCGTGAATCGCCCCTACATCAGGAAGAGAAGATGGCGGGAGGAACGATGGATCACGTCATTATGTATCACGAGTGGGGGAACGTCGTGGGATGGGTGGCCGTGGCCGGCGGGATCCTGTTCGCGTTTTTGTTCTGGTGGATGATCTCTTTTTCGATGAGAAACAGATGCGCCCAGGGCGATTCATGAATCGCCCCTACAAAGAATAAAGACATGCAACGGAGGTGAAAGGTGGGACGGAAGAAGAAAGAAAAGAAGGTCATGACTAAGGAAGAGGCGGCGAAGATCCACGCGGAGGTGGACCGCCGGGTGGCGTTGAAGAAGCGGGAGGAGGAGCTGACGCTTTATTCCGACGGGCAGCCGTATGACAAAACGCGGGTGATCGGGGAGACAAAGTTCTATCTAACCGAGACCGCCATGAGCATCTTCGAGGCTGGCAAGCGGCTGATCTGGATGAAGGAAAAGGAAGGGCACGGAGAATTCACCCGGATAGTCAATGACGATTTGGGGATCAGCCAGCCCACGGCCTGGCGGATGATGGCCATCAGCCGAAAGCTATCAAATCATTCACGCGTGAATGATTTGGCCATCAAAAGCCTGAAGCAAGGGATCGGGAAATTATACGCCCTTTTGGATGTACCTGACGAAGATTTAAAGCTTTTTCAGGAATCCGGGACCCTCCTGGGTAAGCCCCAGGACGAAGTGGACCAGATGTCCGTGAAGGATCTCCGGGACCTGGTGCGGGGGCACCGGGACCGGAAGAAGACCTGGGAGGAGAAGCTCCAGAGGAAAGACGAGAAGATCATCGATCTGCAGAATCAGATCTACGGGCTGCAGCTGGGTCTGGGGCTGGAGGAGGAGAAGGAGTTCGAGAAGTTGACGGCCATGAAGATGGCCTTCAACTCCCTCTGGTACCGGATGGACACGGCCGACCTGAGCAGGGCATCGGACCGATTCCTGACCGAATTTTTGATCCTCTGCGAGTACATGCACGATCTGTCGAAGCTGCTCTTCCTGCGCAAGGACAATCAGTACAACCGCATGGAGAGCCAGCGCACCACCCCCGTGGAAGTCAATGACCAAGAAAAGAAGGTCATTCGGAAATACCCTCAGGTGTATGCAGGGAAAACGGGTGGTCCCGCCACGGCAGGAGGGCAGCCCCTACAGGATGAAAGCACATCAGGGGAAGGGATGCCGTCATGACCCCCGGCCTGGTGGACCCCCAAGTGGGGGAGGAAATCGCGCGGCGGCTGGCCTTTTCGACCAATGGGGATAAGGCCCGGATCGTCCAGGAGTACGTAGAGATGATGGGCTGGTCCAGGGGCACGGTCTACCGAGTGGCCAGGGAGTTCGGCTTCGAGGGATTCAGCAAGGCGCGGGCCGACAAAGGCCGGAAAAAACTCGCCCCCGAGCAGATCGAGACCGCGGCGGCCCTGTCCTACAAGAGCAAGCGGAAGACCGAGCGGATCATCATGCCCACCTGGAAGATCAGGGAGGTGATGGAGGACAACAATCTGATCCCCCCGGGGACGGTGAGCGACAGCACGCTCAACCGCTACTTCCGGGAGATGGGGCTCAATCAGTCCTCTCTGCTTTCCCCCACGGCCCACGTCAATCTGGCCTCCCTCCATCCCAACCACGTCCACCAGATGGACCCCTCGGTCTGCGTGCAGTACGACTTCAAGGACAAGGGGACCCGGTGGGAGATGGTGGACCGGGACATGAAGCTGGCCTTCTACAAGAACAAGCCGCAGTACTTCAAGGAGATCAAGAAAATCCTGCTGCGCTACCTGCTGACCGACCACGCCTCGGGGACGATCTATCCTTATTATTATTATGTCCGCGGCGAGGACACGCGGACCCTGGTGGACTTCGTCCTGCGGGCCTGGGCGGTGAAGGCCGACCCGGAGCTTTTTCCCTTCCACGGCGTGCCGCGGATCCTCATGTGCGACGCGGGATCGGCGAATATCTCCGCCCCTTTCCGGACGCTGGTCAAGAATCTGAAAGTGGACCTGATCGTCCACGAACCGGGAAATCCCAGGGCTTGCGGGCAGGTGGAGAACGCGCATCTCACCTGGGAGCACGCCTTCGAGAGCGAGCTCTCCCTGGAAAAGGCGCCGGACATCGAGCATCTCAACGCCCGGGCCTACGACTACGTCATGAAATTCAACGCCATCCACAAGCACAGGCGGACCGGGGTGCCCAGGTTCAGCGCCTGGCAGGCGATCACCCGGGAGCAGTTGCGGTACCTCCCGGCGCCGGAGATCTGCCGGAGGCTGATCAGCGGTAAGGAATTCGCGGCGGTGGTGGACGGGGCCAAGCAGATCCGGATCGACGGGACGGTCTACGAGGTGCGGGGCCCGGTCCGCAGGGGGATGCGGATGAAGATCACCCCGGACTTTTACAACCCCCGGCAGTTCCAGGTAGAGGACGAAGCGGGCAGAACCTATGCGACGGCGCCGGTGATGACGAACAAGTTGGGATTCCGGGAAGACGCGGCGGTGATCGGGCAGTCCTACAAAAGCCACGCCTACGATCAGACCCAGCGGTTCATCGCCGACGTGGAGGCAAAGAAGATCGATATCTCGCAGATCAAGCCGCAGCCGCAGCGGGGCAAGGTGGAGGGGCTACATTACCTGGCGCGGCCGGGAGTGCCGGCCCTGACGAATGCGGAATGCGGAATTCGGAATGCGGAATTGAAATACAGCGCTTACGAGGCCCGGAAAATCATCCGCGAGAAATTGAATTTGAGCCGGCTGACGCCGGTGCAGGCGCAGCTTTTGGAGCGGTACCTTTCCGAGGAAATGAACGAGGATGGCATTGAGAAAGCGGTGGCGGCCATGCGGAAACACCTGGGCATGAAAGAGGAGCAAGCGGCGCGTTCGGGGAACGCGCCCTACACAGAAGAGACGCCGGCGAAGGAGGCGGCGGCCAGGCAGAGAACAGTGACCAGTAATCAGTGATCAACGGCAAAGGAGGTGAGAGGTGAGGCACGAGGCTAAAGTCTGGAGCATGAAGAGCCGGGCCATCCGGCTGAAAGAGAGGCTGCGCCAGGCAGGGATATGCCAGGCGGATCTGGCCCGGGAATTAAAGCTCTCCCGCCCGCTGATCAATGTCTGCTGCGAGCGCGGATACCTGCCCCCGTCCATCGAGGATTTCAAGGAAAAAGTGGAGGCCTTCCTGCGCGCGCGCAAGGTCGCCTGTGCGGGGATCTGGCAGGTGGAACCGGAACCCACGCGCGGCAAGCAGCCGCGCAAATTTCGAATTTCGAATTTCGAAAAAAAGGAGGTGAAGGCGGAGATGAATTTCACGAAGGAGTATCTGACCGAGGAGGAACTGCGGCACTTTCACTTGGAGGGGGATCCTTTCTTCGACCTGGAGGATTACCAGGATATCTACAAGTCGCCCCAGCTCAAGGTGGTGGAGCGGAAGTTCTGGGAGACGATCAAGCGGCACGGGATCATGGCCGTCGTGGGCGAGGTAGGCTCGGGGAAATCGACCCTGCTGCGGCACATCCTGGGCCGGATGATGAAGGACCGGTCGGTGAGGCTGATCATGCCCGACGCCATCGACCGGGAGAGGCTCTGCGGGTCGAACATTACCCAGGCGGTGATCTCCCAGATGGACTGCACGAAGGTCCCCAGGTTCGCGGTGGAGCGCGACAAGCTCGCCAAGCGGATGCTGGAAGAGAGCGTGAGGGCCGGGTCCGACCCGGTGCTGGTGATCGACGAGGCGCACGATCTCCGGCCGGAGGCGATCATCGGGCTCAAACGGCTGTGGGATTCGGGGATGATCTTCAAACTGTTGAGCGTGATCATTCTCGGCCAGGGGGGAGAGGACAGCCGGGGCGCATGGGGGCTGAAGGGCGCGCTCCTTTTCCACAACGCTCTCAGGGAATTCGCGGAGCGGTGCTACCTTGTGGACCTGGGGAGCATGAACGGGAGCATGGCGGATTACCTGGACTGGAGGTTTTCGCGCACGGGCGGGAAAGTGAGGAAGATCTTTTCCGACGACGCGCTGAAGATGCTGGTGAAGAAGGCGCCGCAGCCGCAGGCGGCGAACAACGTCGCCATGCGGGCGATGAAACTGGCGTACCGGGACGGGTCTCTCACGGTGACGAAGGACCATGTGGCAGACGTAATGAATCAGTTCGAGATCTGATCCACAGATTACGCAGATTTACGCAGATATTCTCACGCAAAGGCGCAAAGGGCGCAAAGGGAAAATGATCAAGTTCTGTTACCGGTGCGGGAGGATTTACGGGGAGAAGGAACCCCTTGAGGACAAGAGACTGTCTCATGGGCTTTGCGATCCATGCGTTCCATTGGAGGAGGCGCGGATCGAGAGCGAACTGCTGGCGATGATAAATGCCGGGCATACCAAGGAGGCCGGATATGAAAGGAATGCGGCCGCAGGATTGTTTCGGGCGATGGACACCGGGGGAAGACGAGATGGTCCGGGATCTCTACCGGGAATACGGCGGACCGGGAAAACTGGTCGAAGCCACGGGCAGGACGCTGAGGGCGGTTCATTACCGGGCCTACCGGCTGGGGCTTACGAACGGGAGGAAGAAAGCAAAAGCCGGGAGGAAGTTCCGGGAGGCGCCGGCGCGGACGGACTTGCTGGAATCGATGCGCTGCCCGGGGATCGGGCGGGGATGCGGGAATCTTCTGCGGAAGGAGATGGTGCCGTCAGGATACGGGTACATCGCGCCGGGGGAGTTTGACCTGGTGTGTGTGGCGGGGCACCGATTTAGATTGTAAATTTTTAATTTCGAATTTTGAATTTCGAATGAAAGAAAGGGGGGAGGAATGGTTGCTTGGTACTGGATTCTGGCGGCAGGCTTCGGGGGGGCCATCATTGGAGTGATGGCAATGTGCATATTGGCGATGGCATCCCGCGGGGAAGATTTTAAGGACGGGTTGAACGGGAATCGGCCCAGTGGCATGGTGGATCTCGATCCTGAGAGGCGGGTTATCGCGCTGTCGATGACGCGGGCGAAATGAAGCGGTTTGAGGTTGGAGGCAAAGACGAAAGGAGAGGCGGCATGATCCTATTTCTGGTGGGGTTGGTCGTGGGAGCGGCGTGGGGCGCGGGGTTGCATGCGCTCTGGAAGGAGCGGGCGGAGAGAAAGAATCAGGCGGCCTATCTGCAAACTGGGCCGATCATTCGGTATAGGGTGAGAATGCTGCGGATCGGGGTGTTTAATTGAAAGTCCGCTGCCCGTATTGCGAGGCGGAATTCGACCTGGAGGCTTACTTGAAAGACTCGATCATGGTGCAGGTGATCAGGATGCTGCCCGATTTCGGGCCGCACTCGCGGTTGGCCTGGGAATATGCGGAGCTCTTCGGGATCCGACCGCCGCTGAACGCGCGGAAACTTTACCGGGTGCTCGCCGAGGTGCGGGAGATATTCATCGCGCAGGCGTTCGATTTCCAGAAGAGGCGGTACGAGATCTCCCGGGAAGGCCTGGTCCAGGCCATGCGGACCGTATGCAATCAATTAAGGAGCGGGCGACCCGGGGGGTCGCCCCTACAGAACCATAATTATTTGAAGAAGGTGGCCATCGGGATCGCGGAGGGCGAATCCACAGAGAGATCGCGGCAGGAAGAAAAAAATTTACGAACAAAAGAAAAAAGTCTAAAAACTGGGGATCCGCAGATTACGCAGATTTCGCAGATTCAAGACCTGCCGGGCAAGGTGAAGGACCTGCTGGGGAGGATCGGATAATATGGGGAGAATGATGGTCAATCAGGCGCCGACGAAGAAGACGATCGCGCGGGAGTTGATGAAGAAGGACATGAAGCCAGGGATGGCAATACCTTCGAGGGTGTTCAGAATATTGGCCCGGAGCAAGGGCGCGAAGAGATTTCTATTGGGGGTAAAGAAGGAAAAATGAGCTGCAGGTGCGGGCGTACGATGAAAGAGCATCAGATCGCGGGAGGATGCCTGGCCCCCCTCTGCCCTTGCCAAAGATTTCAGCTTCCCGCAAACGGGCCCATTTTTCGGAAAAAGGAACTTCCGCTTTCTCGGCGGGAAATGAGCCCGCGGGAGAAATATGCAGCCGAGCAGCTTTCCAGGTGCAGATTTCTTCCGGGTACGTCGGATAAGCGATTTGCCCTGCAGGTTTGTGACATGACGCATGCGACCGAGAGGCAGATCTGGAATCTCTGGCGATTGGTTTTCAGATTTCGGCGGCAGATAGCGGACAAGTATTTGATCAGCGAGGCGGAAAGGATACTAAATGGAAGACCTGTCGATAAGACCTGACCACGGGCAGATGACCGATCTGGAGAAGGATCTCAAGGAGCTGATCGGGGCGCGGCGGGGTGAAGGCAACGCCATTCCCCGGGAGAGGCTCATGGACCTGTTTGACGGGGTCTCCGAGCGGCAGGTGAGGCGCGCGATCAAGCACCTGGTGATGGAGCACGGGATCCCTATCGCCTCCGGTCCCTGCGGGTATTACACGCCGGTCACGGAGGAGGAAGTGGATCGGTCCTGCCGGTATTACCACGGCTACGCGATGGCCTGCCTGACGGTGGAGTCGAGGCTGCGGGGGTGCTCGCTGCCGGCGCTGGTGGGGCAGATGGGGATGGATTTTATCTCACGCAAAGACGCAAAGGACGCGGAGGAAGAGTAGTAAAAAATGAGTGCCAGAATATATTTCTTCACTCCCGAGGAACTCCAGATCATCAAGGATCATTACGACGGCAGCACCCCCAGCCTGAACAAGATCATGCGGCTTCTGGGATCGAAATATCCACGCTGGCATATACGCCGGAAAGCTGCCGAGATGGGCCTGGCCAAGCCCAAGATAGCAAACTGGAGTGAGGTCGAGGAAGATTGGCTGCACGAAAATTTTCCCCGCAAGGGATATCAGGCTGTTCAGGCCGGCCTGCGCAGGATCAATGGCGGAATCACCCGCAGTCCCTGCGCGATCCTCCTGAAGACCAAGCGGCTTCATATCAACAAGCGATCCAATGGCCTGACCATCCGAATGATGGAGGATCTCCTGGGCCAAGATCACAAGAAAATTTATACCTGGATCGAGCGTGGCCTTTTGACGGCCAAGCGGAAGGGCACGGCCAGGACGGAGATTCAGGGCGGGGATATGTGGCATTTCGAGCCTAAGAAAGTCAGGGCTTTTATCATTGCGAATCCGGAAGAAGTTGATCTCCGGAAAGTCGAACCGGTTAGTTTTATCCACCTGGTGGCCGGGATGATGGAATAGAAAACAGGAGGGGGAGGAGGAGCATGGATAAGAAGACCAGGGAGATGGCGAAGGGGATGATTCAGGATATGGTCCGGGAGGAAGCGGGGCTGCTGCGGATGGAAATGCAGCCGCTTGATCATGTCATGGATCATCTGGAGAGAGACCGGAAGGCGATCGAAAAAAGATTAGGGAGGGAAGATGGAAAGCGGGGTTGATTTTGATCGGATGGCGCAGGACCTGGCGGGGGCCAGGATGATGCTGAAGGAGCGGGTGCAGGCGCTGGAGGCGGAGGTGGCGGCGCTGAAGAGGAAGCAGTTGCCGGCGATCCGCAAGTGGGCGGAGGCGGCGGCGGAAAACCAGTTGGCGCTGCACGACGCGATCAAGGAAAGCCCGGAGAGTTTCGTGAAGCCGCGGACGATGATTTTGCACGGGATCCGGTTCGGATACCAGAAACAGAAGGGTGAGATCAGCTGGGAGGACGAGGCCAAGGTGGTGATGCTGATTCGCAAGCATTTTCCGGAGCAGGAGGAGATGCTGATAAAGGTCACGGAGACCCCGGTGAAGAAGGCCCTGGGACGGCTGCCGGCGGCAGACCTGAAGAAGCTCGGGGTGACCGTGGATAATGATACAGACGAGGTATTCATCAAGGCCACGGATTCGGATATTGACCGGATCGTGGAGGCGATTTTAAAAACAGAGACGGAATGATCTCACGCAAAGGCGCGAAGGGCGCAAAGGGAAAACAAGGAAGGGAGGAAATAATGAAAACCATCGAGGTGAGGATCGAGGGAATTTCGCCATTGTTGCAGCATCGTTTTGCCGTAGAGGATCACGACGCAAAAAGCAAGAAGCAGAGCGCGACCTCCGGCGATGCCGATATCAAAAAGAGCCTTTATCAACTGCCGGATGGAACAGTCTATCAGCCCGCGGAGCATCTGATGGGGGCGCTCAAGACCGCCGGACCCAGCTTCCAGATCCCGGGGAGGAGGAAGGTCACCTACAAAAATGTGGTTTCGGGCGGCTATTTGATCATAGAACCATTTGCCATTCCCCATTTAAATCCCAAGTGGGAAATCGATTCCCGGCCTGTCGTGGTCCCCGCGACAAAAGGCCGCGTCCTAAGGAAAAGACCATGCTTCAGGGAATGGGCCCTGTCTTTCAAATTCATCGTGGACGAAATGGAAATTCCGGTTGCGGTTTTGAAGGAGATGCTAGATCTAGCAGGACGTAATGTGGGGATCGGCGATTTCCGCCCGGCGAAGGGCGGGTCCTTTGGCCGGTTCCAGGTTACCCGGTTTGAGGTCCAATGAGGAGAGGTAGGGGATGGCATGGCGGGGGCCGGTTCGGTCTGGCGCGGGATGGCGTGTTAGGGTGGCGCCGGGCGTGGCGGGGCCTGGTGGGGCAAGGCAGGGCGAGGATCGGAGCGGAAAGGCTAGGAAAGGCGCGGCATGGTCTGGACAGGTATGGTGCGGAAAGGCGCGGTCAGGTTTGGTGAGGTAGGGTTTTGATTAATAAAAAACAAATTCAATTGATTCATGTCGCCAAGGCGCAGCTGGGGCTTTCGGAGGAACAGTACCGGGAGATCCTGAAGGCGCATGGGGGGGCGGAGTCTTCGGTACATCTGGATGATTTCGGGTTCGAGAAGGTCCTCCTGGTTTTCAAATCCCTCGGGTTCAAAAAACGAAGGTCGGGCGGCCACGCAGGGCCGCCCCTACCCGAGTATGCAAGCGAGGGGCAGAAGAAGGTTATTTATCATCTCATGGAGGACCTGGGGTGGTGGCCGGCGCGGCTTTACGGGTTCATCCGCAAGATGACCGGGAAGGAGAAGCCGGAGGAGCTTTCCGGGAAAGCGGCGCAGCGGGTGATCGAGGGGCTGAAGGCGATGCGGGACCGGGAAGTAAGATGGAATTAATCGAATGCGGAATGCGGAATGCGGAATGCGGAATAAAAAAAAGAGGAGGGGGCGATGGACCTTTACGGGGATGAGTTGCTGACCACGCGGGAGGCGGCCGAAATTCTGAAGACTTCGATCTGCAATCTAAAAAGAATGATCTACGAGCAAAAGATCCGGGCGCTTAAAGTCGGGTGGCAATGGCGCATCCGGAAGAGCGAAATCACCACTTTCCTCGAAATAAACTCGCCAAAAGAAAGAATTTTTTAAGCCCTCGTATCAACTCGTATCAACTCGTTATCCTACCATCTTCCCTTGTAATCCCCCTTAACCCACAATGAAGGCATGAACAAAGATGAGGACCGATTTGACGGCCTGATCACCACGTATGCCCGCAAGTTTTTCCCTGAAGAATGGGCGAGTCCCTACTCGGCCCAACCTGCCGCGGTGAATATTCCGTTGCTCATCAAGGCGCAGATCTGGCAGGAGTCCAGGTTCAATCCCACCGCCCAGTCACCCTCCGGCGCCCAGGGACTCATGCAGCTGATGCCCGGCACGGCGCGGGAGATGAGGCTGGATACCCACGAGGTATTCGAGCCGGAGAAGAATATCGCCGCGGGGGTCCAGTACGATCGGATCCAGCATGACCGGTTCCCGGAAATCCCAGATCGGGAGGAGAAGCTGAAGTTCATGCTGGCGGCCTACAACTGCGGGCGCGGTTACGTCAACCAGGCGCTGCGCCTGGCGAGGGAAGAGGAATTCGGCTTTCAGCCCCTGGCCACGGTCGCGGGGAAATGGCAGACGTGGAAGTTTTCCTCCCGGCTGCTGGCCTCGCCGAAGTGCATGGTGGCGGGCAGGAAGCCCGATTTCATGCAGGTTTGGGATTACGTGGAAAAGATTTGGGGGAAATACCGCGAATACAGCTCAAAGCTCAAAGCTCAAAGCTGAAAGGAAAGGAGGGGAAGATGAAAAGAAATTGCGGATTTAAAAGCATGATCGCCATCGCGATCATCGGGATTCTGGCTTTCGCCTGGGGGTGCGGGCTGCCGCAGAAGGCGCCGGAGGATCCTTTTGCCTATTCGGCGTACCGATCCCTATCCACTTCGGCCACCACGTACAAGATGATCAACGGGACCTTCACAGAGATGCGGGCAACGGGGCTGATCTCGGACGCGGGGTGGGCGGAGTATGAAAAGATCGGGAATAAGTTCGTGGATGAGCACCAGGCTTTGTCGAAGGCGATGGCGGAATACAAGAGAGGGGAGAAGCCGCAGTCCGCGGTGGAGCTTGTCCAGAAAGCCTTGCAGAAGGCGCTGGCAGAGCTGACGGAATATTACCAAAAGAAGATTCCGAAGGAACAGCAGAAGCCGCTGTTTTGATGGATGGGAGTTGAGAGTTGGGAGTTGGGAAATGAACAAAAGGGCGATCCATGAATCGCCCTTACAAGGAGGATGAAGAGATGGACCCCACCGCAATATTCGCTTCACTCTTGCTGATCGGGAGGATCGCCCAGGAGGGGCCGCAGATTATCAACGACGTCTCCGCGGCCTGGCAAAAAGTCGATCCGACGGCCAAGGATTTCGAGGCCCTGATAACAGTGATGGAGGCATCGAGGCCGAAAGACCCGCTGAAAAAACAATAACCAATGATCAATGGGCAATGATCAATCTTGTCAGCAAAAAAAGGAGGAAAACATGAAGATGATTTTTATGCTATTGGCGATGATCTTCGTAACGATCGCCTTTTTTCCGGGGAGCCTTCTGGCTGCCGAGCCTGCGTCGGGGCAGCCTCTTGATTTCGCGGCGATCATCGGGTATCTGGCGCCCCTGGTCGTGATCGGGTTGACCCAGGTCCTAAAGAAATGGATCCAGAGTAAGTACGCGCCCGTCGTCGTACTCCTCCTGGGCGGGCTCGCCGCGCTCTTGAACGTGGGACCCTCGCCGGGGACCGGGTATGTCGACACCACTGTGAACGTCGGCTACGTCTCCGGCGTGGCCACTCTGCTCTATGACCTGATCAAAAAGCTGACTAAACCCCCGACAGGATAGCCGCAGATCGGCGGCGTTGAGAACGGGGTTTTAATGGGGCGGGTTTGAAACTCGCCCCTACAAAAAAGGAAAGACAAGGATCGAGTCATGAAGAGAATCTTTATCCTGGCGATCGCGCTGCTTCTGGCCTGCGCATGGGGCTGGGGAGCTGAGCCGGAAAAAGAGAAGCGCCTAGTCAGCCCCCGCGGGACTTACAAGATCACCGTCCCCGAAAAAGCGCCTGATTTTCTGGGCGCGGAATGGAAAGAAGAAATCATTGCGGCGGAGGAGTTGCCCAATGGGGATTTCTGGGCGGTGCGCGCGGACGTCAAAGAGAACATGACCGTCATGTCCTTTGCCTACGTCCGCAAGAAAGAGCCCAACGGCCATGATTATTACCTCCTGGCCTTCGCGGTTTCCTATGATGGCCCGCTCTGCACGCAATGGTATTTCGACGAGGAATACATCAAGACGGGAGAACCTTCCGGGCGCTTTGCCGGGCCGGTGGATCCGGAGACCGGCCGGGAGAAGATGGAGAAAATCATCTCGCGCGTAGTAGGCGCGAGCGGGCTGAAGATTTGAGCGAACCCTGGGGGAGCGATGGAAGGGCAGTGCCTGACGTGGGATCATTTCGGATGGCTGCTCGGGTTGATCGCGGCCTGGTCGCTGGTGATCATCGCCACGGCCCGCTGGACGATCAGCTCGGGGCTGAAAGGAATGTCGGAGAAATTCGGGGAGCTCACGAATAAGATGGAGACCCAGCGGGAAAAGCAGCAGACCCTGGAGCGCGAGGTCCTGGAGATGAAGGCGGATCTGCCACTTTGCTACGTGCGGCGGGAGGACTTCATCCGCCATGAGGTGACGATCCTGACCAAGCTGGACCGCCTGGGCAGGCTGATATCGGCCGCCGGCAAGCAAAAGGAGACGGAGGAATGAGCGGCAAAATGGACCTGGCCAAGGCGCGGAGGGAGGAACTGCGATGGATGATCCTGCGCTCTCTTTATGCCGCGCAACCGGTGGGGGCCTCAGAGGCGATCATCCGCAACGCCATCGACCCGTGCATCCCCGACCTCACCATCACCGAGCTGCGCAGGGAGCTAGACTACCTGGCGGAGCGGGACCTGGTGACCATTTCGGAACGCAATAGGCCGGTCTGGTTCGCTAAGATCAACCGGAACGGGGTGGACATCGTGGAGTACACGGTGGACTGCCAGCCCGGGATCGCCCGCCCCAAGGAGTGGTGATGCCGGCGCGGTCTAAAATCTGCCTCTTGCCGAAGGATATCCGGGAGGCGTTCGAGAAGAAGCTGATCGCCGGCGGGTTCGCCGATTATGACGGGCTGGCGGCCTGGCTGAAGGAGCAGGGGTACGAGATCTCCCGCTCGGCCGCGCATAGATACGGGAAGGAATTCGAGGAGAAGTTATCCGCCATCAAAATCGCCACCGAGCAGGCGCGGGCGATCACCGAGGCGGTGGGGGACGAGGAAGGGGTCATGGGCGACGCGCTAACGCGCCTCTGCCAGGAGAGGGCCTTCAAGGTCCTGGTGGAGATGGAGGCCCCGGACCCGAAAACGGTGGACGTCTCCAAGATGGGAATCATGATCGCCCGGCTGAACCGCGCCGCGGTCACCCAGAAGAAATGGGCGCGCGAGGTCAGGGAAAAAGCGCGGCAGGCGGTGAAGAACATCGAGGAGAAAGGGAAGGCCCGGGGGCTCAGCCCCGAGGCCATGAAGATGATCAAGGAAGAGATCTATGGCATCACGGGCGGCACGGCCGAAAAATAGATCCGCACATTTCGCAGGTTACGCAGATTCGGCAAAAGGCAAAACCCCGGATCCGCAATCGCCCGTGATCCCTTTGACCCTTTATCAAAAACGGTGGGTCGAGGATAAATCGCGATTCAAGATCGGGCGGATCACCCGGCAAGGGGGGAAGACTTTCGGGGCCACGCTGGAGGCCGTGTTCGACTGTTACGAACGGGTGACCAAGTGGGTCTGCCTGTCCCGCGGGGAGAGGCAGTCCAAGGAACTGATCGCCCAAAGCAAAGTCCATGCCAAAGCGATCGACGTGGCGGTGGAGGAGATCGAGGGAACCTTCAAAGGTGAAGGCGACGCCGAGTACAAAATGCTGGAGATCGTCTTCCCCAACGGCTCGCGGATCATCGGACTGCCGGCCAATCCGGACACGGCCCGGGGCTGGTCGGCGAATATCCTCCTGGACGAGTTCGCGCTGCACAAGGACAGCCGGGCCATCTGGCGGGCCCTCTATCCCACTATCACCAGGGGGTTCAAGATCCGGATCATCTCTACGCCCTTCGGCAAGAAGAACAAGTTCTACGAACTCTGCACGGCGGACAACGGCTACTCCAAGCACGTGGTCCCCATCCAGCTGGCGATCAAGGAAGGGCTGGTCCTGCGCGATGAAAGCGGGAAACCCACGACGGTGGAGGAGCTGAAGAAGGGGTTCGGGGATGAAGAAGGATGGGCCCAGGAATACGAGGTGGAGTTCCTGGACGAGGCCACGGCTTTCCTCACCTATGACCTGATCACCCAGGTGGAGAGCGAACAGTGCGAAGCATTGCCGGGCTGGGCCGCGGAGACCGTGGATGAAGCGAAAGAGGCTTACAAGATATTCCGTCGCACCTCCTCAGAACCTCCTCTACCTCCTCCAACCGTAGGGGCGATTCCCGAATCGCCCCTACAAAACATTTATATAGGTTTTGACGTGGGGCGGAGGCGGGACCTGTCGGTGATCTGGGTGGACGAGGCGAAGGACGGGGTGGCATGGGGCCGGGCGGTGATCGAGCTTTTGAAGCAGCCTTTCTTCGTGCAGAAGCGGATCCTCTTCCGGCTGCTCGGGCACCCGGGCGTGAGGCGGGCGTGCATCGACCAGACCGGGCTGGGCATGCAGATGGCCGAGGAGGCCGTCGAGAAATTCGGCGAGCACAAGGTCGAGGGGATCGACTTCACCGTGGCCAGCAAAGAGGCGATGGCCACGGGGCTGAAGAAGAATTTCGAGGACCTGCAGAGCCGGATCCCCATCTCCAACGCGATCCGCAATTCGCTGCACAGCGTGAAAAAGTATGAGACCGCGACCGGGCACTTCCGCTTCGACGCGGACAAGACCGAGGAGACGGGCCATGCCGATCACTTCTGGGCCAAGGCCCTGGCCGCGCAGGCCGCGAGCAGGCCGGCGGGGAAGATCGAGTTCAGGGGGACTGGCGTGAAGCGGGCATACACGGAGATGGGAGCATTCTGTTAATAGGTCATATAGGACCGATATGACGCATAGGACCTATGAAAAATAAAAAACCCGAAGTGAATGAGATCGCCACCACGAGCAAGGACGTTGAGCTCTTCGGCGGATGGTTGGGGCGCCTGGAGAACCCCGATCCGGTGCTCCGGACCGAAGCCGCGGGCAAGGGAATCAAACTCTACGATGAGATCGCCCGCGATTCCCACGCCGGCGGGGTCCTGGAAAAACGCTACCGGTCGGTAGTGGGCAAGGAATGGGACGTGGTCCCAGCTTCGGAACGGGCCAGGGACGTGGAGATCGGCGATTTTGTGAAGGAGGTCTTCCTTTCCTGCAACTACGACCTGGGCCGGGAAAAGCTGCTGAGTTCGGTGCTCTATGGATTCGCCGTCAGCGAGGTCATGTGGCAAATCTCCGAAGGGGATATCTGGATCGACAAGCTCCTGGACAAGAAACAATATCGCTTCGTCTTCAACATGGAGCGCGAGCTGCGCCTTTTGACCCCCGCGGCCATGATCGAAGGGGAAACGGTGCCGGAGCGCAAGTTCATCATCTACACTTACGGCTCGGCGGATAATCCCTATGGCGAGGGCCTGGGGCGCCGGTTATGGTGGCCGATCTGGTTCAAAAAGAACGGGATCAAGTTCTGGGTGATGTTCGCGGAGAAATTCGGCGGGCCCACGGCGGTGGGCAAATACCCGCCGGGCGCGGAGAAGACCGACCAGGACAAACTGCTGGAGGCGATCGAGGCGATCCATCAGGAGACCGGGGTGATCATTCCGGAGACGATGGCCATTGATCTCCTGGAGGCGGCGCGCACGAGTTCGGTCAATACCTACGAGTCGCTCTGCAATTTCATGAACGCGGAGATCAGCAAGACCGTCCTGGGTGGCACGCTAACCACGGAGATCGGCAAGACCGGCGGGGCCTATTCCGCAGCCGCGACGCATGAGGAGGCGGAGCAGGGGATCGTTAAAGCCGACGCGGACGCTCTCTGCGCCTGCCTGAATAAAACGGTGGTGAGCTGGCTCGTGGATTACAATTTCGGGCCGCAGAAGAAATATCCCCAGGTCTGGGTCCGGACCGAGCCGGAAAAAGATCTCAAGGCCCTGGCCGAGCGCGATAAGATCCTGATTCGGGAGATCGGAGTCCCGGTGTCCAAGAAATATTTTTATGAGACATACAACCTGCCGCAGCCGGAAGAGGGGGAGGAGCTGGTGACGCCGCCGGCGGCGATGCCCGGGCCGTTAGGGTTTTCCGATGCCGGGCGGCGGAGATCCGGCCCGATCGGGGATCGGGCCCTACATTTTATTGAGATGAGTCCGGAGCAGGAAGCGGGGATGGAGGCGGCGCGGCAGAAGCTGGTGGGGCAGTATATGCGGGAGGTGAAAAATTCCTTCGGCGCGATCCGCGGCAAGGCCCTGGATGAAATCCAGGGAGCTCTCCTGGCCAGCGCGGGCATGGGGCAGGAAGAATTCGGGGAGAAGATCCGGGCGATCCTCCGGAAGCATTACGGGGCATCGGCCGAAGACCTGGTCCCGGTGGTGGAGCGGGCGATGGAGCCGATCTACAGCTACTACAGGGTGACCGACAAGAGTGCGTGGGCCGGGGCCGAGGCCCCGGTAGCCATGTCCTTCGACGCCGTGGACCGGGCTGCGCTGCAGGCGATGGGCAGGATTGATACGGTCTATCTTTCCAAGTATATCGAGAACCAGGACATGCAGGGCCCGGTGATGAAGTTCTTGAAGGAGCAGTACCTGGAAAAAGGCGAGGGGCTTTTCGGCAGGGGAAGCGCCGAGGGGATCACCGCCTTCCGGTCGCAATTCGCGGGGCAGCTGGAGGGGGTGGAGGATTGGCAGATCCGGAGGATCCTGGACACGTCTGTCAGCCGGATGCGGTCCTACGCGGACCTGCGGCAGGGGGTCCAGGCGGGGGTTGATATGCAGGTCTATGTGACCCGGGGGGAGAGGGCCTGCGAGATCTGCCAACCGCTGCACGGGATGGTTATCGCGGCGAGAGGAATGCAGGAACGGATGGACAAAGCAGTGAAGACGCCGGAAGATTTTGGCACATTCAACGACGTGCCTCCGTTTCACCCGACTTGCGTTTGCAGGTTAATCATGAAGGCACAGGACGAATAGGACGCATAAGACGAATAGGACCTATGGAACTGAAGGCGGAAGTGAAGATATCGCCGGAGCTTTTGAACCTGGGGAACCGGATAGAGGCGGGGATCAGGGCCGGCCTGCTGCGGACTGCCGGGGCGGTGGAGGCGGCGGCCGTGGAAGGGGCGCCCAAGAAGACCGGGAACCTGGCCAACGCGATCCGGAAATACATCGAGTCCCACAGGGCGATCGTCAAATCGACCGCGCCTTATTCATTTTTCGTGCATGAGGGGACGGGGCTCTTCGGGCCCTACAAAACCAGGATTGTGCCCAAACATAAAAAAGCCCTGGCCTTCACGATCGGGGGGCAGAAGATCGTGGTCCGGAGCGTGAAGGGCCAGAAGCCCAATCCGTACATGAAGCGGGCCCTTAAAAAAGTCGAGGGGCGGATCCCGGAGATCTTCGGGCAGGCGATACAGGAATTCATAGCTCGAATCTGAAAGGTCAAAGCTGAAAGGTCAAAGCTCAAAGCAAAGGAAGAGGCGAAAAATCAAAAGGCGTTTGAAAAATGGAGATTCTTCCAAACTCGGCCCAGGACCGGCGATCCGGAAAAACATAGGGGATTGGGCCAATTTGCTTGACACCTATGTTCATGAACACGATTTTCGGCCCTGGCGGGGGGATTCGGACCCTGGTCTGAGAAAAATAGGGGGTTGAAAATGCCGTACCAGAAAAAAGAGGAATTGCCGGACGCGGTGAGGGTCCTGCCCGAGCACGGGCAGGAGATCTGGATGTCGGCCTTCAACTCGGCGATGGAGCAATACAAGGACGAGGAGAAGGCCTTCGCCACGGCCTGGGCCGCGGTGAAGAATAAATATGAGAAGAATGAGAAGGGGGAGTGGGTGGCGAAGAGCTCGGAGCAGGGAGTTCATAGCTCGGAGTTAAAGGATCAATGGATCCAGGTCTTCAGAACGGGGAGGCATACCGATTCGGCGGGGGTCGAGAAGGAATGGAAAGAAGAAGACCTAGACAAGATCGTCTCTTCCTATCATCCATCGGAGCATGAGGCCCCGGTGGTGATCGGGCACCCCAGGGACAACGCCCCGGCCTGGGGCTGGGTGGAGGCGTTGAAGCGCGAAGGGGAGTTCCTCTACGCGAAACTAAAAGGACTGGTCCCCGAATTCATGGACATGATGAAAAAGGGACTATTTAAAAAAAGATCCATAGCCATTTATCCCGACCTGACCCTGCGGCATATCGGATTTCTCGGCGCGGTGCCGCCGGCGGTGAAAGGATTAGCCGATATAAAGTTCGAGCAAAATGCGGTGACCATCGAATATGGGGATGAAATCCAAAAAGAAAAAAAAGGAGGAAAAGTCATGAGTCTGAAAGATTTACTCAAAGGCATCTTCACCAAGGCGATCGACGATCTGCCGGAGGACCAGCTGAAGATGGATCCGCCGCGCAGCTTCAGCGAGGTCGAAGTGAAGGAGCGGGAACGACTGGCCGCCGAAAACGCGGGTAAGGAGTTCGCGGAGAAAGAAAAGAAGCTCAAAACCCGCGAAGAGGCTATCGCTGCGCAGGAGAAGGAGGCCAGGAAGAAGAACCTGGCCGATTTCTGCGAGGGGTTGCTCAAGGCCGGGAAGGTCACGCCGGCTTTGATGAAAGTCGGGATGGGCCTCATCTCCTTCCTTGAAATGGCCGCGGCGATCCCCACGGAGATCGAGTTCGAGGAGGGCGGCGAGAAGAAGAAGCAGACCCCGCTGGATTTCGCCAGGTCCTTCCTGGAGAATCTGCCGAAGATGGTCGAGTTCAAGGAGGTGGCCACGCGGGATAAGGTCGTTGCCGGGGCCGGCCAGGCCGGGGCCAAGCTGGAGGCCATCGTCCAGCAGAAGATCGCCGCAAACCCGAAGCTCTCCTATAGCGCGGCATTCACCGAGGCGCAGAAGGAGAACCCCGAACTGGCCAAGGAGTACATGCAGGAAATCGGGCAGAAGTGAAAGGGCCCAAAACAAATTAAAGGAGGCAATCATGGCTACGGAAAATATTTTATTGAAAGTCTCATACTCTGCGGACGCCGATCTGCGCACCTACCAGTATCACGTGGTGAAGAGGACGGCGACCGGGGTGGCCCTTCCGGCGGCGGCAACGGACATCCCCCTGGGAATCCTGCAGAACGCGCCCAACATCAACGAGGCGGCCGTCGTCGCCGTGATCGGGTGCGGGGGGATTTCCAAGGCAGTATGCGGGGCCACTCCCTGCGCAGTGAATGAACTGGCCGGGCTTGAATACGTCGGCGCCGGCGACGCGGGAAAGGTGAACAAGGCGGTCACGACTCAGTTTCCGCTCGGGTTGTGCGTCGAGCCCGGGGTTGTGGAGGATGACCTCTGCAGCATTCTCCTGGCGCCCATCCACAAGGCGCTGACCGAAGATCTGCCGTAACCGGCAAGGGCGCGCCGAGACGCGCCCACGAAAATTAAACACGCCCTGCGTGTTCCCAAGGAAAAGGAGGATTAGCAATGCCACAGCCGAACATCAAAGAGTTGATTGTCGCGGGGCCGCTGGCCAACGTAAGCGTGGCCTACCGCAACGCCGAATATGTCGGCGACCGGATTTTCCCGATCATCGACACGGACGACCCCAAGGCCAAGATCGCCAGGTATCTCAAAGGAGCCTGGTTCCGCGACGAGGCCGGGATCCGGGGCCCCGGGGCGAGGGCGAAGCGCGGCGGGTATCCGATGGACTTTGTGGATATCGCGACCAAGGAGTACGCCTTCGCCAAGGAAGTGACGGACGAGGACCGGAGGTTCGCCACCTCCCAGGGGGCGCCGCCGGTGAAACCCGACCAGGATGCACTCGAATTCTGCGCGGACAAGATCGATCTCTCCAAGGAGCGGCGGATAGCCGCCAAGATCTTCGCCGCCACCTGGTGCGGAGTGGCCACGGGCGAGGACGCCGCGGGGCTCTGGGCGCCCAATGACGCCACAAACACCTTTGTGGAAGATGTCGAGACCCGGATCGAGACCATCCGGAACACTATCGGCCGGAGGCCGAACGTGCTTCTGATCTCGGCCAACACCTATAGCAAGATCAAACTGGTGACCGCGATCCAGAACCGGATCGTCTACGTCGAGCGGGCGATCATCACCCCCAACGTGATCGCCGCCCTCTTCGGCCTGGAGGAATGCCTGGTGGCCGGGGCGATCTACAGCAGCGCGGCGGAGGCGAAAGCCGGGACGGACTTCACTTCGGTGAATATCTGGGAAGTCAATGCCACGAAAGGGGCCGGCTTCCTATTCTACCGCCCACCGAGCCCGGGGCTGAAGGTGCCCGCCACCGGATACCAGGTGCGCGTCAAGTATGAAGACGGCCAGATCCGGCGGACCAGCACCTGGCGCGAGCCCGCCGAGCACCAGGACGTTTACGAGGTCGCGGAAGAGACGGACATCGTCATCACCGGGGACTACGGCGGATTCCTGTGGAAGGATACGATCCTCACCTAGCAGGGTGACGCGCGTCTCGGCGTAACGAAAACGGGGGCGGCCGGAGGGCCGCCCCTGGCGGGATAAGATCGATCGTCAATAAGGAGGGGAAGATGAAAAGCCTGCTGGCTCTTTTGGTTCTATTTGTATGTCTGATTCCCGGCTTCTGTTCCGCGGCTCCATTCCTGGCCTGCGACCCAAGCCAAGAAGTGATTGCACTCGTGGAAGTAGAAATAACAAAAGGCAGCACGGTTCAGACCATACCGGGATCTTATGTAGTTCGCGGAAATGATATTCTCATCCTCGATTTAAAGAATCTAAGCGAAGCAGGAGCCTATCGTTTCAGGGTTAGGTTGGCCAGATCGGATGGGTGGTATAGCGCATGGAGCCCTTTTCGCGATGCTCCAGGACCGGCCACGGGGCCTGGAAATGTGAGGGTGGTTCCTTGAGGATGATTCGAGGTAATCCATGGAAATAGTCTTGATGGAACCCAAAATCAGAAATGGTACGTTTTCTGTAGAAAATACCATTCCCGCAGTAAGCAGGAATCTGCGATTCGCCCCGAAACTTTCTCTGACCGATTTGCAGGATGAGGCATTCAATCTCTCTTTTTCGTGCGAAATATGGAATGGACTTGAGTGGGAGCTTCTGTTCGGCTTTACTTATAAAGGCGGCATCCATCGCACCAAAAACGGTGCTACTCAACAGGGTCCATCCGTCTGTCCAGTCGGTTATGATTTTAGCGGGAAAAGCACGAGGATTTCTCTAGGCATAAATAAACCCGTACTCATCGGGGTGTCCGCCTATACGGAGCAATAATGGGCCTCGTACAATCCGCCATCACACTTAACGGTTCCGAGGTTAGTTCTCTTATTGTCGGTGGAGCGGCCTGGTCATCGGATAACACACTGAATAATCTACTCGTGGTCGGTGCAACCGTTTGGGATAGCGTGCTTTGGACCCTGGATGCTGCTGATTGCACCGATAACAAAGTGGGGGGATCAAATACCTATACGCTGGATGCTCTCAACCATTATAACTACTCTGGCACGGAAATGCAAGCGGTTGGTATATGGTCAACCATCAATCAATCCGCGAGTGGCAAACTGGCCATCACGGTTACTTTTGACCAAACTTGCGTTCCCTCTATCTGGGCAGCGGAGTTCAGCGGTTATCTCACAAGCGGCTATATAGGAAACACCGGCACCAATCAGAACACCACTGGGGATGCAAATGTAACAGTAAATATCGGGACTGCCGGCTCAATGATGGTCGCCCTGTTTGGCGATATTCAATCAATAAACAGCGCGATCAGTCCCGCAGCCACATGGTCAACAATACAGGAAAACGAAGATGGAAGCCCAGAAAATTATTATAACCGGTTTTCTTCGGTGTATAAAGAATCCCTTCCAACCGGGAATGCAACCCATACTTGGAGTGTAACGGACGATGGGACATGGGCCGCCTGTGCGGTTGAATATAAGGCTGCTGTGCCAGCGATCGCGTATTATGGCTTCGCTTCCACCCCCGCAGATGATGGAACAAATTCCACAGATCCGACAGCCGTTACTCCGCCCGAAAGCATGACCGCCGGGATGCTGGCGATTCTCGTCGCGATGGAGAGGGCAACTGATGGCGGCGGTAGTCTGGCGATTTCTAATAGTGGCGGGCAAACTTGGACTAGTCTCGGGACCGTGGGGGCGACCAATATCGGTGTCCGCGCCTGGATGTGCGAATTCAACGGGACATGGAGCGCCAATCCCTCAGTAGACTTTGCAGGGACGACTCACAATTCGGTCTATTTAATCGTCTTCAGTCCCAGTGATGCCGCAAAGACCTGGGCCGTGGATGTGTCCCTTGCCGAAAGAGATTTTGCTTCGCCTTCCAGTCCTTACAATGTGAGCCTTGCGGAAATCACGACGCTTGTAAACAACGCCCTGGTGCTGGCCGGATGGTTCACCCCTGATGACGATACCTGGGCGTTGCAGACTTCGGGATGGGCCAATCCCACAGGAGTCGCACAGATCCGAAACAATGCCGGTCAGGATGGGTCGGCTTCTTTCGCTTTCAAAGTTCAGGCGACGGCGGGCGGGACCGGGGCGGTTGTCAACCAAGAAGGCGATGTGGCCCCGGACGCCGGGACGGGATTCCTGATCTCGTTTAAAGAGACCTCACCCGTTATCAATTTCAGCATGGCCATCAACGGGGTTACGGTTGCCGCCGCCATTGATGGGAATATTTCGCGATCTCTTGCCTCGGCGATTAATGGAATCGTTGCCGCGGGCGCGACCGATCTGAATATTCAGAGGCCTATGTCTCTAGTGGCGAACGGCCAGTCGGCAGTCGCAAATATCGATCTATCCATCCTCGTTTCTTTCGCTTCAGTCATTTCCGCTGTTGTGGCGACCAACCAGCCGGCGTTGAACATTGCAAGGAATCTGGTTGCGGCGATCAATGGAGTTCTGACTGCGGGGACCCCGGGTCTGAATATTCAAAGGCCTTTGGCATCAGCCATAAATACTCAGTCGGCAACAGCCGCAATCGATCTCTCCAACCTTGTTTCCTTCGCTTCAGCGATTTCGGCCGTCATCGCATCCAGCCAGCCAGCCCTGAATGTTTCCAGGCCTTTGGTGGCCACGATTGGGGGAATTTCATCGACGCCCGACTTATCGCTACCCATTTCCAGGGCCTTGAATTCTGCAATGGCGACGATCGTTGACACAGCCATCGCAGATTTAAATATTCTGCGACCACTATCTTTACAGATCAATGGCCAAAGTGCCACTTCGTCCATCGATCTCACAATCGAAAATTTGATTCTTTTCTCCACCATGATCGCGGCCGTTATCTCGGCTGCCACGGCCGACCTTTCCGTCGCCCGGAATCTTTCCTCCAGCATCGCCGCGGCTTCGGCCGCGTCGAATCCGGCCGCATCCATAAACCGGCCGCTGGGCGCCTCGGTCGCTGCGATTTCTTCGTCCGCGCTCGCCGATCTCCAGGTGCAGAGGGCCCTGGCGGCCTTCATGGCTGGAACCGCGGCGCTCGACGATTCCGAACTCAAAATCGAACGACCCTTGATTTCATCGATGAATGGAATTTCATCCGTCTCGTCTCCTGCCGTTTTGATCCAGAGATTGCTATCCGCGTCTATGAACGGCCAGACATCCTTATCGGACATCGATCTGACCATCCAGGGGATGATCCTGTTTTCTATGCTGATCGACGCGGTCAGTTCCTTATCCGCCGCGCAGGCCAACATCCAGAGGCCGATCTCATCCCAGATCGGCGCCCTGTCTTCTCTTCCGAATCCGGATCTATCCGTTCTTCGGCCGCTTTCCTCGGCGGCTCAAGGGATTTCGAATCTGCCTTCGGCGGACTTGATTGTAGGGAGGAATCTATCCGCCCAGATGCAAGCTATTTCTCAGGGGAACTCATCACAGATGCAGGTCCTGAGAAACCTCTTATGCTCGGCTGCCGGGCAGGCAAATCTCTCCATGCCGAGTTTGCAAATAGAGAGAATTCTGCAGGCGATTCTTTCTGGGCAATCGCAACTCTCGGCCATCGATCTCATTCTCCTGGCCCTGGGCATCATCATTGACCCGGAGATTTTATCCATCACCGCCTCCAGGGTTTGGGATTCAAAATCGGCCGAGCGAGGCGTGGAATCGCGAACGATCCATAGATCCATCTCAAATAAATAAGGAGGCTTAAAATGGGCTCTCTCAGCAATTTTCTCGAAAACGAATTGATAGATCACGTCTTTGGCGGCGGGGCTTATACGCCACCGGCGACGGTCTACCTTGCACTGGCCACAGCGGACCCCGGAGAAGCCGGGCCTCCCACCGAACCTTCAGGGAATGGGTACGCCCGGGAGGCCATCACCTTCGGCGCCGCCGCTTCGCGTCAGATTGTCCAGTCGGCCCAGGTAAATTTTGATCAGGCGACGGGCTCTTGGGGAACAATCACGCATTATGCCATCATGGATGCCCTTACGTCCGGAAACATGATGGCCTATGGAGCCTTGTCCGTCTCCAAGGAGGTGGTGGCGGGCAATACTCCGAGCGTGGCCGCGAGCGAGGTGGTCATCTCTTTCAATACGGGCGCGATTTTTAATTATCTCGCCCACAAACTTCTGGACCTTGCGTTCAGGAACCAGGCCTATTCAGCGCCGACGATCTATATCGGCCTCAGCACGACGGTTCCGAACGATGATGGGACGAATATTACCGAGCCCGGCAGCGGGAACTATGCCAGAAAAGCACATGCAACCTGGGGTGTGGCATCAGGCGGCGCGACATCCAATACCGGGGATATCACTTTTAATATCCCGTCAGGGACATGGGGGCTGATAACCTATGGCACGATTCACGATGCTCTCACGGTGGGAAATCCGCTCTGGAGGGGCGATGTGACGGATCAGACTCCCAATAGTGGAGATACGGTCAAGTTCCCCAGCGGGGACTTGGATGTAAGTCTTGATTAAGAGGCGCGGCGATGGAGTATGAGATCGTCTACCTGGGGCATGACAATCGGATCGATATTCTCCTGAAGGCCGACGGGTCGGCCGTGGATCTCTCCAGCGTCACTCGCATGACCCTGACCTTCGGTTCCGTATTGATCGATTCAGATAATGGGGATACGGACCCGATCAAGTGGGCCAAGCCCGGATACGAGACCGGAGAAGTCCGGATCTCCTTGGGCAGCCAATCGATCGCCGCGGGAGATTACCGGGCCCCCTTGCTGGTCTATGATCCTACGAATCCCAATGGCATCGTCTGGGGGCTGTTGCTCATTCAGGTAGAAGCGGAAGTGGAGGCGGAGGGGCCCTAATGGCATATTGCGCGTATGCGGACATCAAGAAGATCCTCCCCGAGGAGACGCTGGTCCAACTGACCGACGACGAGGGCGCGGGGGTGGCAAACCAGACACGGATCTCCGAGGCCATCGCCCAGGCCGACGACGAGATCAATGCTTACCTGGGGATGAAATACTCCCTTCCCCTCTCCCCGGTTCCGGCGATCGTGAAAAAGCTCTCCGTGGACATGGCCGTCTATAATCTTTATTCGCGCCGGATGGAGAGCATCCCGGAGACCAGGGCCGAGCGTTATAAGAACTGCCTGCGCCTCCTGGAGGGGATCGCGGCGGGGAAGATCTCCATCGGCGAGGCCACGGAGCCGGCGGGGGAGGAGGACCAGGTGAAGGTGAGTACCTCGGCCGAGGACCGGACCTTCACCAAGGGCAAGAAAAGCGACGGGTCTTCGGGGACGCTGGATAACTACTAACGGCCCGATCGGGGATCGGGCCCTATAAAAAAATAAGTCCAATAGGACTTATAAGACCTATGTTAAAGGAAATTCAGGATGCCATTATTGACCGGCTCAGGGAAATCCCGGAGGCTATGACCGTCGACGCCTGGCAGGGGGCCGAGGACCTGCTGATCGAGCAGGCCCAGAGATTTCCTTCGCTCTGGGTGATCTACCAGGGGGCTTTCTTCACGGAGAAGAAAGTGATCGGGTCGGACCGGGCGGACCATGCTATGACCTTCCTGGTCATCCTGGTCCACAAGAACCTGGCGTCGCGGAGGAAGGCGTCCGAGGAAGCTTACGCCCTGGTGGAGTCGGCCAGGGCGAAGCTGGTCGGGCATAAGATTCTGACTTACGGCTGGCTCTGTCCGGTGCGGGAGGAACTGCTCCTGGCGGAGAACGGGCTCTATGTCTACGGGCTGGAATACCGGATGCAGACCAATACATAGGAGGAAAAGATGAAAATCTATTACGAGGAAGGGCCGCCCCTGGTCCGCTTCGGTCCGCATGAATTGCGGATCGGCGAGCCCGTGGAAATTCCGGACGAAGCCGCCCGGGAGATCATCCGCAAGGGGCGGGCGAAAAAATGGGAGGAAAAAAGCGTCGAGCGCGCGGAACACGGCGCGAAGCGCAAAGGAAATTAATTTTTGATCTCGCGCCCGGCGCCCCGCGCTGCGCGCGATAAGGAGGATCGATTATGGCCCAGCAGACCGGTGCAACCGCAAAGATCATTTATGACACAGAGGCAACATACAAGAGCACCCCGGCGAGTCCGGACGCCATGCTGCTGCCCTTCGTCTCGGAGAGCATCGCCATCGACCGCGCGCTTCTCTCCTCGAAGACTATCCGCAGCTCCCGCCAGCCCCAGATGCCCGTACGGGGAAGGCTGAACGTGGCCGGGGACATAAATTTCGAACTGTCGCCCGAATACGGCCGGATGTTCAGGCACATCTTCGGCAGTGAAACCAAGACGGGGACGGGGCCCTATAATTACGTCTACAAGATCGCCACCCTGCCGGCGGGCATGTGCCTGGAGAAGCAATACCCCGACCTCGACACGGCGAAATATTTCCTCTACAACGGGGTCAAAGTGAATTCCTTCCGCTGCCGGGGCGGGGCCGAGGGGTTCGTGGACTGTTCGGTCAGCCTGATCGGGGCCAAGGAGACGGTGGGCGGATCCTCCTTCGACGCCACGGCCACGGACCTGGGGCACACGCCCTTTGACGGGTTCGAGGTGACCATCAAGCAAGGAGGATCACCGCTCACGGAGCTGGTGACCGCATTTGAGTTCGTCCTGGAAAACGCCCTCGACGATTCCATCTTCGCCATAGGAGGGTCCGGGCAGAGGTCGGCGCTTCGGGAGGGAATAGCCAAGGTCACCGGCAGGCTGACGGCCTTCTTCGCGAACACGACTCTTTATGAGCTGGCGATCGGCAATACCGAAACGACTCTGGAGATCATCTTTACGCATGGGTCGGGCGCGGGCACGGCGGGCAACGAAAAACTCGATTTCCTGATGGACGAGATGAAGTTCAGCCCCAAGTCCCCGGTCATCGCCGGGCCCACGGGACTTCTCGTGGAGCTGGCCTTCGAGGCCTATTACCGGGTGGACGCGGACGCATCGGCCCTGAGGGCGATCCTGGACTGCCCGACGGCGGCGTTCTAACTGGCGAGAGTTGAGGAGGTTCTGATGGAGAAGGAGTATAAGATCGGGGAGCGGGTCTTCACCCAGCGGCCGCTCGTCCTAGGCCAATGGAAGCAGCTCATGGAGCACCTGGGCGGGGCGAAGGGAGACCCGGTGGATATATTCGGGAGCTCGCGCGCCCTGGCCATCATCCTCCGGGAAAAAGATCGGAACCTGAAGGACAAGGACGTGGAAGAACTCGCGACCTACCTGGATGAGAATGTCGATGGCATGACCACCTTGGAGGTGGTGGAGGATTTTTTCGGCATGAGCCCGATACAGACTTTCACGGCGCGCCTGGAGGGGATCAGAAGCAAGATCCGGATCCGGGCGGGTGGGTCGACCGCGCCGTCTGCGCCCTCGCCGGGGGAGACATCACCCGGCGGGATGAGATCCTCTGGGGATACACCCCGGGAGAATGCGGGCCATTCCTGAAATACCGGCAGAGGGAGATCCTTTTCCGCGAGGCGGGGCTCCACTTCCTGGGGATCAAGGGCCAGGACCAGGTCGAGGATGATTTCTGCCGGGCCTGCCGCCGGGCGTTCAAAGGGAAGCAGGAATGCAAGTCCTGTAGTCGGAAAATTGAGATGAAAGATTCGAAAGGCGAAAGGAAGACCGGTGGATCCTAAAGTCCAGGTCAGCATCGAGGCCGTAAACCGAGCCAGGAGCGAGCTCAACCAGCTGGAGAGAGAACTGCAGGACATCCAGGGCGCGGGGACGAAGACCGGCGAGGTCTTCTCCCTCATGGGCAAACACTTCCTCGCCTTCACCGCCGCAGCCGGGGGGATCGCCGGAGTCACCTCGCTCCTGAAATCCTTCGTCACCGAGGCGGCCGAGGCGGAGCAGATCGAGAACCGGTTGCGCTTCGCCCTGGAAGGGCTGGGGTACGCCTGGGCCGAATTGAAGCCGCACGTGGACAAGTACGCTCAGTCCGTGCAGGAGATGACTCGCTTCTCCGACGAGGAGGCCCGCAAGGCCCTCACCGACATGCTGCTTTATACCCGGGATTTCGCCAAGGCCCAGGACGGCGCCCGCCTGGCGATGGACATGAGCGTGAGGACCGGCCAGGACCTGGGCTCGACCACACGTTACATCGGGATGGCGATGAACGGGAACGTAGAGATCCTGGGCCGATTCATCCCCGAGCTGCGGGAGCTGGATGACAAACTGGGCAAAAACGCCACCGCGGCCGATAAGGCGGCCTACGCGCTGAAGATCCTCCAGGATAAATTCGGGGGCACGGCCCAAGCCGACATGGATACTTATGCCGGCAAGGTCAAGGCCTTTGAAAACAGCTGGTCGGATCTGAAGGAGACGCTGGGGAACGAGCTCCTGCCGGTCCTAAAAAATCTTTTTGACAATCTTAAAGACATAACCGACCAGATGAATAAATTTCTGACCGGCGGGACCGCGCAGCAGCAGATGGCGGACGCCGTGAAACGCTGGGTGGAGGCGCGGAGGAACATCGCCGGCGCGGAAAAAGAGCTCCGGGAAATGGATGCGGTCGGAAAATTTTTCGGGGCGGAGCGGACATATAAAGATGAGATAGAATTCTGGACCCGCCAGATGAAGGAGGCCGAGGAGAAGATCAAGCGGCTCCAGGGCGTGATGGAGAAGGAATCGAAGCCGGTAAAGAGCCTGAAAGATATCCCTCTCCCGGATGCGGGCCGGGCGGCGGAAGAGGAAAAAAGGCTTTTGGCCAACCTCAAATTGCTGGAGTCGCAGGTACAGGAAGAGGACACCCTGGCGTCGGTTCTGGCCGCCCAGGCTTCCCTGGAAAAACAAAAGGCCGATGAGAAGGAAAGAGAGTTAAAGACCACCGAGCTCATCTTGAAAAACTCGGAGATCATCACCGAGGAGGACCAGAAAGCGGCGGTCGCGGCGGCGCGCGAGGCGGAGGAAAGGGAAAGGATCCGGGATATAAAAAGCGAAGAGCTTATTCTCCAGGCCGACCTGAATCGCATGGTGGACGAGGAGCAGCCGATGGAGGCCGCGCGGGCCGCCCAGGAGAGCAGAGAACGGAACCGCGATTTAATCCAGATCAAGGAAACCTACAATGTAAATTTCGAGACCGCCCAGCAGATAAAGGACCTGTGGGACGGCGTGGCCATGAATATGTCCACGGCCATGCAGGCCGGCTTCTTCGACCTTTATAAAAACGGCCTGACCGATTTGGGCAAGGTCTTCGAGGATTTCTGCGCCAACATGATCAACTCCTGGTACCGGGCCTTGGCCCAGATGGCGGCCAACGCCATCATGTTCGGCAATATTTCCGGCTACCAGGGGCCAGGGGGCACTGGCGGGCTCATGGGCCTCTTAATAAATGCCTTCGCCGGCGGGGGCGGAGGCCCGGGCACTAACCCCGGCAGCGAATATAACATAAGTACCTGGCATGAAGGCGGAACGGTCCCCAATTTTAAAAATTACCGCTGGATCCCCCGCTTCCATTCGGGCCTGGGCCCGGACGAATTCCCCGCCATCCTGCAGGCGGGTGAGCGAGTGTTATCACGGAAGGAGGTGGCGGGGGGACTGGGAAGCGCGCCCGAGATCAATATCAACATCGAGAACCGGACCGGCTACCCGGTCAAGGCCAGGCAATCGGAGATGCGCTTCGACGGGAAAAAATACGTACGCAATGTCATGCTGGAGCTGGCGCAGGAGGACATGACCGTCAGGGGCGCCTATGGATTAGGCGGGTGACATGGCCGATTTCCCGACTCTATCCAGCGCGCCCCTCATATCGGCCTGGGAGGAGAAGGCCGCCTTCGATCCCACCCTGCGCAGCCCCTTCGAGGCCGGCTACATCCAGACGCGCCCCAAGTTCACCCGGATCCCCTACCACTGGCATGTCGCCTATGGCGATCTTTCAGACACCGATAAAGGCACCCTGAAGACCTTCGAGAACACCGTCAAGGTGGGATCAGATTCCTTCAACTGGACGAACCCCACAAACAGCACGGTTTATTCCGTACGCTTCCTGGCGCCGATCCTTTTCCGCCTCGCCGCGGACGGGGAGGTCTGGTCGGCGGAGTTCGACCTGGAGCAGGTCTAAGTGATGAAGACGCTGCCGAATAATTTTATCCTGGAAAAGAACAAGTTGGCGTCTCCCAACGCCACGGTCTTGCTCTTGAAGATAACCCCACCCGCCTCCACCGAGCTGGACCCGATTTACCTGGTGCGCAATACCGAGAATATCACCTCCGATGGGCAGGAATACACGGCTTTTCCTTTCGAGTTGGACATGGTCTCGGAATCCAGTAAAGGGGACGTGCCCAGCCTCGTTTTGCGGGTGGGCAACGTCACCCGCGCCCTGGAGGCGCAGTACCAGGCCTATGACGGCCTGGTCGATTACGAGGTGACGATCAGCGCCGTGAACGTGGCCTACCCGAACGAGGAGTTCCTGGCGATCACCGCCGATGTCATAAGTTCCCACGCGGACGCGCAGTGGATCTATCTTTCGCTCGGCGCGCCTTCGCCCTTGAGGTACAGGTTCCCTCCCGAGCGGTTTATGGCCGAATACTGCCAATGGATTCCCGGCGGGGCCGAATGCGCCAAGCCGGCGGCCGCCGGCGTCTGCAAGCGGACCCGGGCCGAGTGCGCGGCGACGTTCAACAACCTGAGGAGATTCGGCGCGCAGTTCGGCCTGGCCAATCCGACCGTGAGGCTCGTATAGAAATTCAAAGCTCAAAGCCGAAAGCTGAAAGTAAAAGATATGATTTACGCGGATCTTTTGGGTATTCCCTACGAACTGGGCGGGCGCGACTCGGCGAGATCCCTGGACTGCTGGGGTCTATGCGTCGAGGTCTGCCGGCGGGCGGGGATCGAATTGCCCGATTTCCAGTCCCCCGGCTCTTTCGAGGACGTGGCCGGGGTCATGGAGCGGGCTCGGCCGGAGTTCGTGAAGATCCCGGGCCCGGAGCCTTACTGCATCGTGGCTTTTTGTCTGCGGGGAAAATGGGTGAACCACGCGGGGGTGGTGATGGAGGACGGCAGAAGCTTCATCCACTGCCTCCGGGGTCGGAACGTGGCCGTGGAGCGGCTGGATCATTTGCTCTGGTCGAAGGTCGCGGCGGGGTTTTATAAATGGGCGGGCAAGTAAGCCTGATCAAGATCCGCAACCCGTTTCAAAGACAGGACCGCGATATCTGCGCCGTCCCGTATCGGGGAGAGAGCCTGCGGCAGATCCTGGATCAAAATTTCCCCGGCGACGTGGAATTCATCGTCTCCCTCAACGGGCGGATCGTCCTGCCGGAGGAGCTGGGGCAAATCACGGTCCGGGACGGGGACTTTCTGACTTTCGTCCCCCGGGTCCAGGGGGACAACATGATCCCGATCCTGAAGCTCGCGGCGATCATCATCGTGGCGGCGGTCGTCTCTTACTTTTTACCGCAAAGCTGGCCCATGTGGGCCAAGATGCTTGCCGTCACGGCGGCCACCACCGCCACCGCCTTGACCATGAATGCCCTCCTCCCTCCGCCAGGCCCGAAGACGCCCACTCTTGACCGCGCCTCGGCCGAATCCAGCCAGGTCTATTCCTGGAACCCGCAAACGATCCAACAGCAGGGAGTCCCCATCCCCCGTGTCTACGGCACGCATATCCTTTACGGGAACATCATCGACGCCTTCATCGAGAACGAGGGGGACAATCAATATCTGAACGTCCTCTTAGGCCTGGGCATGGGGCCGATCAAGAGACTCTATGACTACCGCATCAACGACCAGCCTTGGGAGAACCTGCGGGGAGTCGGTATCTATGCCAGGTATGGAAACCTCGATCAGTATCCGATCCCTTATTTTCGGAATACCAAGATCGAGTATCCCCTCTCGGTCAAGGTCGTAAAAGGGACGCCTTACCCCTACGATACGATCCGCTCGGATTTCGACGGGCTGGAAGTGGATGTCACTTTCCCGGCGGGCCTGTGGTATGCCAACGATCGCGGGGGACTGGACCCCAATTCTGTCGACGTCCGGATAAGAATCCGCCAACTCCCCAGCGGGAGCTGGCAGACGATCACCCACCAGGTAATTGATGTGGAGACCAAGACCGCGGGGGGATATTGGAGCCTTGGCATTTGGATGGGCGGAGGAGAGGAAGGCTATCCATACTGGTACGAGTCCGCAACCGGGGGTACGGATCCTTACGCTCACTATGACGGGGAACCCTCCGGCGGATATTTCTGGCGCTGGATCGCCGAGGAATATACCCAGATCGTCAAGACTTGGGTGGATTATCTCACCGTGAAGGCCGCGGTCCAGAAGACCATCCGCCGGACCGCGCGGGTGGAGCATCTTTCCCACGGCCAATACCAGATCGAGGTAACGAACCTCACCGATGACCGGACCGATCCCAGGTACGGAGATGATATGTACGTGACCGCGGTTCGGGAATCCTTCTATGACAACCAGGAACACCCGCGCCAGGTTTTGGTGGGGATCCGCGCCTTGGCCACGGACCAGCTCTCGGGATCCCTGCGCTTCTCGGTAATGTGCGAGGGGAGGCTGGTCCGGATCTGGAACGGCTCTTCCTGGAATGTCAGTTTTTCAGAAAATCCCGCCTGGATTCTATGGGACATCTTCACCCAGCCGATCTTCAATAATGGGTTCGGTGTGATCCGCTATGACGGCCTGGACCCGTCGCGCCTGGACCTGGATAAATTCTGCGAGCTGGCCGCCTGGTGCGATGAGTTGGTCCCCGACGGTGAAGGCGGGACCGAGAAGCGGATCACCTTTAACGGCGTATTCGATTCCGCCACTTCGATGTGGGAAGCGGCCCTGCGGGTATGCGCCCTGGCCCGCTGCATCCCCATCCCGACCGGCACCCAGATCTCCCTGGCGATCAACAAGGCGACGAACCCGACGGCCAAATTTACCGTCGGCAATATCAAAGCGGATTCCTTTAAGGAAATCTTCCTTCCTCTCCAGGAGAGGGCCTCGGAACTGGAGATCCATTTCCTGAACCGGGACAACGATTACCGCCGAGAAATTTTCAGCCTCTATGACCCGGACATGACCAGGAATCTGCCCCCGGCCTCCCTGGATCTCTTTGGCTGCACCAAGGCGAGCGAGGCCTGGCGCCACGGGAAATACAGGCTCAACTGCAACCGGGTATTGAAGCGCATCGTGGAATTTGACGCGGATATTGACGCCGTGGGGTGCTCGATAGGGGACCAGGTTTACGTGCAACACGATATCCCGGCCTGGGGCGAAGGGGGCCGCCTGATCTCCGCGACCTCGACGTCGGTCACCCTGGACCGGGCCGTGACCATCGAGGCCGGCAAGTCCTATTCGGTCATGGTCCGCCTGCAGAATGATGTCCTGGTGACCCGCCAGGTGACCAATAATCCGGGGTCCTATACGGTGCTGAATCTGTCTTCCGCCTTCGATCCCGTGCCTCAACAGCACGATCTTTTCTGGATGGGCGAGACTACGCCCGGGCCCAAGCCCTTCACCGTGATCGGCATGTCCAGGAGCCAGGAGATGGCCGTGACCCTGGCCCTCCTGGAATACAATGAGAGCGTCTTCGGCTCGGACAGCGCCCAGCCAGTCATCGCCACCCCCAACTATTCGAGTTTGGATCCGATAACGCCGGTCACCGGGCTGGAGGTGAACGAGAGACTGGAAAAGAGCACGGGAGGCATTCGGGTGGTTATCGACGTTATTTTTACCCGGCCCAGTTCATCGGTCTTCAGCCACGCGGAGATCTGGTATTCCCGCGAAAATTCGGGCTGGAAATATGCCGGCCGCTGTCCGGATGGGAGGTTTGTCCTAGAGAATGTAGAGGAACTTTCCACGTACAAAATCCGCGCGGTCTCGGTGAATAGCCTCGGGCAGAAAGAGCCCTTTGCCAAGGCGCCGACGGTGGAGATTTATGTCTATGGCAAAACCTTGCCGCCCGAAGATATCTCCGATCTCTGGTCGGAGACGGCTCAGGGCGGCCTGAAATTATCATGGACGCCGGTCTCCGACGTTGACCTCGATTATTATGAGATCCGCTGGCACCCGGACAGCGGGATCGGAACATGGCCAAACGCCATCTTCGTGGCCGCCACGAAGGGCACATCCCTGAGCCTCCCCGCGGCCAAATCGGGAGTCTATTTCATAAAGGCGGTGGACACCTCGGGGAATGAGAGCGCGACAGCCAGGGCGGTAATCACCACGATCCCGACCATCCTAAGATGGAACGTCCAGGAGACTCTCACCGAAAATCCCGCTTGGACTGGGATTAAGACCAAGATGGCCATAATGGCGGGGGATTTATGGCTGGATATCGGCGGGGAGGTTTTTGACGACATCACCGACCTGGACGCCGTGGCCAATCTGGATGGTCTGGGAGCCCAGGGAAGCACAGTGGGATATTACGAGACGGCGCCGGTAGACTTGGGCTCTGTGCAGACCGCCCGTTGCTCGGCGGCGATTTTCTTCTTTGGCATAGATCAGGAAAACCTTTTCGACAATATTTTGGACTTCGATGCCGTGGCCAATTTCGACGGCGTGGTGGATCAGGTCGGGCTGCTTACCCAGATCGCCCTTTCCCAGAATGGGACTTCTTTCGGGGATTGGATGAATTTCCTGGTAGGCGACTATACCGCCCGGGCCTTTAAGTTCCGCCTGAAAGCCTATTCCAACAAAGACACCCAGCAACTCTACGTGGACGTGGCACAGTTCGTCATCGATATGCCCGACCGCATCGAAGAAGGAAAGGATGTCTCCGTGGGGGCGGGCGGCCTGGCGGTAACCTTTTCCAAGACGTTCATGGCCCGTCCGGTGGTGGGGATCTCGATCCAATCGGCCCTGGCCGGCGACGTAATCAAACTGACGGCTCTTTCCGTCACGGGGTTCACCATTCAAATTCTCGATTCCGGCGGTTCCGGCGTGGCCCGGACCATCGACTGGGAGGCGAGGGGGTACTGATATGTCACAGCACGATTTGGAAATAACGAACGCCGACGCCAACACCGGGATGAGCTTCCGCTCCGCCGTGAATGCGGCCCTGCAGGCGCTGGGAAATCTGCAGGCCGGTGCATCCGAGCCCGGCACGAAATACAAATTCGAGCTCTGGGCGGACGAGACTACCGGGAAACTGAAGATCCGGAACGCCGCCAACAGCGCCTGGATCGAATGGGGCGACCTGGCCAAGATCGGGGATCCCCACGCCTTTCTGGCAGCCGGGAGGAAGCTGTGGATCTATGAAAACACCGCGCCCACGGGCTGGACCATCGTCTCCGCCTGCGCCGATATCGTTCTGGCCTGCAAGGGCGGATCCCAGGCTTATAATGTCAATGGAGGCACCCTGGCGGGGACCTGGACGCAGCCGAATCATAGCCACACGAGTGGGAATTTCACATTGACGACGAATGAAATCCCTTCCCACCGTCATGCTTTTAATCTCTATGGAACGGGATCAACCTATTCTATAAACCTTCCCTACGGGCTCAACCCCGCCGGTGCTTCGCTCGGAGAAATAGACGCCGGCGCTGGAGGCTTGATTGGTGGAGGACAAGCGCACAATCATGGCGCGACCGGAGATGCGGCCACCGTTAGTTCATATCGCCCCTATGCGGCGGTTGGTATTGTAGTCCAAAAAGATTAATATCGGAAAAGAGGATGGCATGGTAACAGACACATGTGAGAAAGACAAATGCCCTTTTTGGATGCTGACTGGTAATAATGAAAGGCCTTGTCCTATGTGTGTAAAGGTCTCTTATGTTCCCCCCCCGACAGCTCCGGGTCAGGCTTACCTTGTCTACGACTGCAGTCCGATCCGCTCGCTTCTCATGCTCCAGGAATTAAGCAACCGCTTGGTAGCCGTCCAATCCTCCCAGGAGCAGCTAAGGAACGAGACAGTCTGGGTCCAGATCGTGGCCGAAGTCTTGGGGCGCAATTCGGGAATAGACCTTTCATCCTTCGTGGCCGAAAGATCACGGAGGTTGAAAATCGAGAAGATGAAAGAATTTGCCCTGCCCCAGGAGGGAGAAACCGGGAAGGAGGACGCATGAGCCAGCATGATTTAGAGATAACTAACGCTGATGCAAATACCGGTGCCAGCGTAAGGGCCCAACTCAACGCGGCCTTGCAGGCCCTAGGAAGCTTGCAGTCCGGGGCTACTGCGCCGACCACGACCTATGCCTATATGCTCTGGGCGGATACGACGACCGGCCTTTTAAAAATGCGCAACGGCGCGAATGACGCCTGGATTACCATTGCGGATTTGACCAAGGACTACTGGGGGCTGGCTTTTTTGGTTGCCCTGAACGAGTTCTCGGCCAGTCAGAAGATCAAAGGCGATGCCTTACTGCTCAGATTCAAAGATACCGGCGGAGGAGGAAAAGAATGGGCCCTCCGGAGCGACAACGGCTATCTGGAGATCTGCGAGAATACCGGGACTGAGGGATCCCCCACTTGGACCACCAGGGCCTCTTTCGCCCCCGCAGGGATCGGGCGGGCCGGCGAGTACGTCAACCTGATCATAAAGAATAATGCCACGAATCCGGCTTATCAAATCGATGTGGATGCGGACTCCATAATCATGGAGGACGCAAGTGGGAACCTATTGAAAAAGACCGCGGTCGATTGGACGCTGGATATTACCGTGAGTGGGGCGAATGGGTTGGACACGGGGTCCGAGGCAATCTCCACCTGGTATTACATCTGGGCGATTGGCAAACTCGACGGCACGGTGGCCGGTCTTTTCTCGACTTCTTCCAGCGCGCCGACAATGCCCTCTGGCTATACATTCAAGGCTTTGGTTGGAGCGATCTATAATAATTCAAGTGGAGATTTCATCACTCTTAGGCAGAGAGGGGATAGGGTAGTTACTGAAAATATTTCCGTCTTGAATAATGGAAGTGCGACTTCATGGACGGCCATTAATCTGGCCGCAGCCATTCCTCCGAATGCATGGGAAGTAAACATACACTTTCAGTTGGGCACTAGTACCTATATGACCGAAGCAGACTGTTATCTGAGTCCCGATTCAACCATCTCTCCCTACACTCGAATTAGAGTATCTGTGGGATCTGGGGCCAATGCTGCAATCTACGGTAGTCAGTGGCTTTCTCTCATCACAGCATCAAATATTTATTATAAGATAGCCACAACTAACACTGCACTTTCCCTCTACGTGATCGGATGGAGATTCAGCGTATAGACAGGAATACTAACAAGTGACTCTCAACCCTATTGGGAAGTTCCTCATTATGCACATCGAACTACTCATTTCCGACTATTGAGGCAGATTTTCAAATGCCTTTTGATTTTTTAGAGGTAAAATAACGGCTAAGATACGATCGGAAAACCGCCGTTTTTAAAATACCCATTTTACCTGATCAAATAACCTTATTTGTCCTAAAATCTCAAAAAAGCACCTCAAAAATTCCGCGCTGCTACAGTTCGTGGCCTTGCTTGACAACTCCACAGATGGTGTTTGGGAAGCCCTTATGGCCGAGCCGGTTCATAACGACATTGGCGATGGCTTCCATCTCGGCATTATTCT